TTGTTGTATAAAATTGCAATGCAAGAATTTTTGGATGACAGGGAATTACGTAATTTAAGTAAACATACTTTGAAATCTTATAAAGGAATTTTGAAAAGGTTTGAGTCCTTTTGTGTAAATAAAGGGATATTTGATACTGATAAAGTTACGTCAAAAGTTGCAAAAGAATTTTTAATTTATTGTAAGCATGATTTGAAAAATAGTATATCTACAATAAATGAAAAGAATCGAACATTAAAGGTGTATTTTAAGTACCTAGAAGAGGAAGGGATAGTTGAAGATAATCCATTCAAAAAAATTAAATTTAGTAAAGAAGATAACATAACAGATGTTTTAACAGATGAGCAAGTGAAGAGTGTTCTTGAACACTTTGATAGAGGTCATTATAAAGGCACGAATTTTGCTTTAATGAGAAACCGAATGGTAATTGTCTTGTTAATTTCTACAGGGCTTAGAAGAGAAGAATTAGTTAATTTAAAGTGGTCTGATATTGATATGAGGAATAGGACAATTATGACCTATGGGAAGAAGAGAACTGTTGCTACTATTCCATACACAAGGAAATTGCAAAAAGAATTAGCGGAATATAAAACATTTTTAGAATTTTATTTCGAAGAAGAGAAAGAAGTTGTATATGTGTTCCCAGATAAGTGGAATCGACAATTAACTACAGAAGCAATCTCTACTTTATTCAAACGTTTAAAAAAGAATTTAAATATGGAAGGACTAACTTGTCATGCTTTTAGACGTTATTTTGCTTCTAAGTGTTTAAAAATGGGAATGGACTCTTTGAATTTACAAAAACTCATGAGACATGAAACGCTCCAAATGACCGAGCGATATGTAAAACTTTATGGTCATGCACTGCATGATGTAAATGATAAATATAACCCTTTAAATTTTATTGAAGTTTAAACCAAAAGAAAAAGAGTCGCTCCCGCCAAGAAACCGACTCTCAAAACTAGCCACAGGGGAGAAAAACTCCACTGTTCCCAACTAAATAACGGACAAACCGTACATTTAGCACCTTCATTTTATCGGAAAAATTCGAGGAATGCAAGGTTTCTTCAGTAATGCCTTTTTTTGGTGGAGTGTACGGTAATTCCGAACGTGGGAATGACCTAACACCACGCTAAACACTTGAACAGGTTCGCTAAGCCGATGTCATAAAGTTAAGCGTATACTCACAAAAGCGTTTCCTTGTTTGCGCTGAGTATAGTCTAGGAGAGAACGTCCATAAACGGTTTGGTAAAGGTTGCTTGGTGTACTACGGTACAGGTAGCAACGAATAAGAAAGATAAAATTAGGTTACGAATAATTAAGGATATGTCCGCAGTACAATTCCTTCCCTAAATCTTTCAGCATGTTGGACAAGCATAACATGTTAAAAGTTCGTTGTAGGTGGAAATCTAACGTTCAAACAAGGTGTTACTATACGGATTCCTTAACCCGATAGACCATGAGAAATGACAATGAACGTCTGCTTTATGTTGCATTAACCTTCTTATTTTTGCAATGTAAGGTAGTCATTCTATGCCCTAGCCGTTGTCCTGTACCCTCATTCCATGATGAAAGACAGACGACCGAAGTCAATACTTTTTATCAAAATACGGAAAAAACACCTTAGTTAAAGGCATTATTAATGAGGGGTATTTTATTTGAAGTATCAAAAGGTTAACAAAAGTGCCTTGATAAACACTTTATTAATGAGAGATAAATACACAAAATAAAAAACACGTACAAAATACCCTTCAAAAGCACTAATATATGAGGGATAAAACATAAAATGGTTGCAAAAGTGCTTTCATAAACACTTTATTAATGAGAAGGTCTTTCTTAAACGTAAAAGGTTAACAAAAGTGCCCTTCAAAAGCACTAATATATGAGGGGTAAAACATAAAACACGTACAAAACAACTTAGTTGAAGGTATTATTAGTGAGGGAATTAATCTTAAAACATAAAATACATACTTTTCCCCCTTGTAAGCCACTAATATATGAAGGGTACTTTGGAAAAATATAAAATGGTTGCAAAAGTGCTTTGAAAACCACTAATATATGAGGGGTATTTTATTCGAAGTATCAAAACAGCGACAAAAGTGCTTTCATAAACACTATATTAATGAGGGGTATTTTTTTATAACTTTACTCAATTTATTGTATGAGTGAAAAGCAAAACTCCTTGGAAAACTAATTACATCTTTTCTTACGATAGCGATTAGTGTACTCCTTTATAGAAGGGTGGATAGCCACACCCTTCTTTTTTATTCTTAATTTTAAATGGAGGAAGAAATATAAATGCAAGAAATTAATAACCAAGAACAACAAGAACAGGCAAAAGATGTTGAAGAAACTCAACAAAATGAAGAAGTAGTTGAAGAAAAAACTTATTCACAAGAAGAAGTAGATTTGCTATATAACCAGATTGAAGAGTTGTCACAATACAAACCAAAAGAATTAACTGATGATGAAATTAAAATTCAACAAAAGTTAGAATCTATTTGGAAAAGAGAGGTTGCACAAACCTTAAAAGAAGAAGGCGTTGAAGTTTTCGCTGACTTCTTTAACGTTTCTGTCGATGATACAGAAGCATTAAATAATCAAATTACAAGATTAAAGGAAATCATTGGTCAACTAGAGTTGGCGAATGGATATAAACCGACAAATCATAAACAGGTAGACGGCTATAGCATTGCTAAGAAAAACAAAGACACTAAATCTATGATTAGTCAAAAATTAAATTTTTAATATAAGAAAGAGGAAAAAAGAATGTTAGATTCTAAAAAATTAACTACACAGGAAAATATTCATCTTACTGATGAAATCGCATTAGTAGCGCCTATCGCTACTCCATTTTTCACATTACTTATGAGCAAAGGATTATATGTTGACTCAAAAGGAAAATTTCACACATGGAGAGAAAAAACTCTTGATGGCACTGCTGACATTACAGTGGATGAAGGTGTAGATGCTACACAATTTGTACAATCTGGACGTGCAGAATTAAACAACGTTATGGAAATTTTCTATAAAGCAACTAGCGTATCTGGTACAGCACAATCAACAGGAGCAGTTGGTGATTTATTCGCACAAGAAATTAATGACCGCTTAGTTGAACTTGCTATTGGTATTGAGAATAAACTTATCAACGGTGTTAAAAACGATGGTGCAAGTGGCAAACGTCAAATGGATGGACTTTTAAAATTCGTTGATGCAGGTAACGTTGTCAACGGTGTTACTAAAGATGTATTAACTGAAAAAGAAGTTAAGGAACTTGTTAAGAAATTATGGACAGCAGGAAATGAAAATGGTGAATTTTACGCATTAGTTGGTGCTGACTTAAAAGACCAAATTGACGAACTATACAAAGACCGTTACTCTTACCAACATGTTACTACTGATTTCGGTATCACTGTTGATTCTGTAAATACTTCATACGGAAAAATTAACTTTATCTTAGACCGTTATATGCCGGCAGATAAAATTGTTGCTTTTGATGTAAATGCTATTAAAGTTGCTTTCTTACGTCAACCACAATTCCAAGCATTAGGTAAAACTGGTGACAATGATAAAGGTCAAGTAGTGGCAGAAGCAACGCTTGAAGTTGGAAGCAAAAAAGCAGTTGCAGTTTATAACTTAAAACAAGCGTAACTAACTAATTAAATACATAAATCTAATAAGGTAAGAGGGTAATTCCTCTTGCCTTATTTATTTTGATGAAAAGTAAAAAAAGTGAGTGGAATAGGAGGTTAAACACAATGAGCATTAAGGATATGTACATTATCGAACGTAGAAAGAAAAAAATACGTTTACGCCAGTTAGCAGATTATATTGGCTGTAGTCCATCTCTTCTTTCCAGATATGAAACAGGAGATTGTGAGATGGATAAAGGTAAAGTAAAAAAGTATAAAGAATTTATAGATTCTTATTAAGTTTTAGGTAAACGAAAGATAAATTAAAGGAGTGAACAATGTGAAGGTGTTAGTTACTTAAACTCTTGTATTCCAATAAGCATAGGAGATACAAGGAATACAAGAGATAAAAGGTAACCACAATATAAAATTGTGGTTTTATTAAGTTTTAAAATTATGCAGTTTCAAGAGTGAAAGTTACATACTTTCGCTTTTTTATGTTGAAAGAATTTAAAGAAAAATTTCCGCAATGGGTTAATGAAAATGGAGATTATACAGTTTGTCTGTCAGATGACTTAGATAGTTTAGTTGGTGCTTCTGTTTTAAAGAGTGTTAAAGGATATGAAATCAAACATTTCTATAATTTTAACAACTTCTATTCAGTTGATGGTGACAAACGAAAAGCGATTGGTGTTGATATTGCATTAGAAAAAGGAATGACTTGGGATAATCATGTCGTACGATTGTCCAGATATGGAAAAGTAAATACTGTGTCTGCTAATCCTAATGTGATAGAAAACATTGATAGAGAGAATTACACAAAGAAGTATGCAATGAGTACAGCACTTCTAATATGGTCTTTTTATGGTTTACCACTTCCGCAGAGTGATGAAGGAAAGATGTTGCTACTTAGTATAGATTCTTCTTATAAGGGTCATTATACGTGCTTTAAGTCGGTTCAAAATGAATGGTTAAGAAAGTTAGGTTTTGAAGAGTTAATTGAAATTCAGAATAAATACACTTTGAAAGATTTTGCAAATATTAAAAAGAAATATAACTCTTCTATGAAAATAGTACTTGTGAATGGACAACTACAAACAGAGATGTATTTAGAAGGTATCTCAAAGGTATTAGGTTTACCTATTGAGTTGCCTGTTTGTCGTTTTAAATTAAGAAAGCGTTTTCTAAGAGAAGTGATTGAGTTAAGAAAATATACATCTTATACGAAGGGCATGATTGAAGAGAAGTATAACAAGGAAATCTTCTCTATGGCTCTTACCCAAAAAAATACTATCAGTTTAACTTTCAAGTAATGTAAAGGTTAATTAAAAAGGAGGAATTTAGAATGTTTCAAGAAAAAGAGTACTTTTTCTGTTATTCAACAAATTTACATGAGTTTTTGAGATATGAGAAAGGAATTAAATATATTTGCACAGCATTCCACGACACAACAAATAAACGATTTTGGCTATTTGAACGTGATGGGGAGTTGTTAAATGCTCTGGATGAGTATAATGAGCGGGGCAAAAAATTAGGATTAAAGAACAAGTAATCCATTAAAGGTAATTTAAATAAAAGGGGTAATTAGAAATGTTAAAAATGACAACAGATAATTATATCCAAATTCCAAACGTAGCGTTTGGGTTTGGTACAGAGTACAAATTAAACAACGATGAGTTAAAGGTGTTTGCTTATCTTCAATTTATGAAGAATGTTGGCACAATGAATATCAGAACACACGTGACAATCATTGTAGAGGATTTGGAATGGGTAACTTCAAAAGCAAGTCGAGACAATGCAAGAGCAGGAAAAGCATTGGAAGGTTTAAGAGATAAAGGTTATATAACTTTATCTTTCGACGGTGATGTAAAAAAGAATGCGCTAGCAATTGAAATAAACGATGAAATGAAGAAAGTGACAGCAGAGGGGAAAGTTGATTGGAAACAGAATCCATTCAAATTCAAAGGTTTTACGCCAATTAAATCCAGTGAATACAATCTAGCAGGAGGAGATGATTATCACCTAACAGTTATGGCTTATCATAATTGGAGAAATAACGCACAATTCGAATATCCTATTTGCGACAAAGAATGGTGTGAAGTGCTGGAGTTAGGTATGACACGAACAAGGGAAATCATTAACGATTGTACATTTCTAACAAAGGTTTCTGGTAAAAGATATCTAGATGAAACTGGACAATGGAAACAAGAAACAAACCAATATGTAAAAAGTATGTCTGTTAAGACGAATTTAAAAGAAACTGAAACAACAAATAAAAACTTATCCTTCCTTGAAAGAGAGAAAGAAAAGGTAACCGACTTATTGGTTAAATTTGATGATGTTGTTTTTGGAGAAATCTTTGACAAAACAGTCAAATTTGATTGGAAAGGTTACAGAGCATGGAAAGAAACTGAATGTGACATTGTAAAACAAGCAGGTGCTAAGAAATTCGAAATTCTTGAAAAAGCAGGTCAAGGTTGGGTTAGAGAGAAACTTGAAACAGAATATCAAGATTATCTATATAGTCAAAAACAAGTAGAAGCACATTTTAAGCGTATGGAAGCACAGATGGAACAAGAAGATTGTGTTGACATGGAAGAATGGCAAAAACAGCAAGCGAAGAAGCGTGCAGAGAAAAAAGCGAAGGAACCAAAATGGGATTTCTTTGATGAATGTATGTAAGAAAGAGGTTTAAGTAAAATGACATTAAAGGAAGCATTAAAGAAAGTTACAAAAGAGAATCGGATGTATTTTAATTATAAATTCCCAGATACACGATTCAATCAAACTATTCAGCCGAAAAGTGAAGAAGAATTTCTTATTTCAGTTGGTAGAAAAACTATGAATGGTTTTACAAATTGGGAAAAGACACCAGAGTATGCAAATTTGGTGGCACTGTATTTACAATCTAAAATGATTGATGATATACATACTATTTACAAAGTTGTGAGAGAAAAAGCATTAACAGGTGATGAAAAGCAAGTTAAATTGCTTTTAACTCTTAATAAAGAAATCAACAATATTATTAAAGCAGGGGCAGAATTATCTAAAGTAGATGAAGAACCAGAAGACGATGGGCTGATTGTATAATGGCAAGAAAACCTACTACAGCAGAAAAACTAAAATTAATTAATGAAGACCCTGTATTATGGCTACAAAATTTCGTCAAAATCACTACGAATACAGGTGAATATGTACCTTTCGTGGTGAATGAGCAACAAAAGTTATTTATAGATGAAATGGTACGTTTCAATATCATTGCGAAGGCACGACAAATTGGTTTCTCAACTATGTCTATTGCCTTATGTTTATGGATGGCAATGAACAGAGCACGAACAAATTATATGATAGTTTCCTATAAACAGGAATCATCAACATCATTATTTGACAAATTAAAAATGATGTACGATGACCTTCCACATGACAAATTTAAGTTTCCAAAAGATACACAAAACAACCGTAACCAATTGAAATTTGATAATGGTTCATCTATTACGCTTGCAACCGCTGGAGGTAAAGATGTAGGTCGTGGTACAACATATGAATACATTCTTTTATCGGAATTTGCATTCTATGAGAATCAAGATTCAATATTATTATCAGCAGAACAAGCATTGGCAAAGAGTAAAACATCAAAATTAGTAATTGAAACAACTTCAAATGGTTTCAACTCCTATCAAAAACTCTTCATGAACGCATATAAGGGAAATTCAAAATACAAAGCATTTTTCTTCCCTTTCTATTCTTCCTCATACGCAAAACAATTCAAAGATGATTATGATGAAGCAGAAATATGGTACAAAGAAAATAATAAAGGAAAGCGTCTTACTAAAGATGACTTAGAGCAAGACGAATTATATTTATATGAGCAAGGAGCAACGCTGAAACAATTAATGTGGCGTAGATGGAAACTACTTGATATGACCCTACAACAATTCTATCAAGAATTTCCTGCAACTCCAATGGAATCATTTATCAGTAGTGGATTAAACGTTTTCGACCAACAAAAGATTGTCGAACGCTTAAAATATATTAAAAAACCATTTCTATATAGAGATGTAAAAATGTTTATTCCAGATAGTATTGCAAAATACATTGGAAAATCGTTAATGATTTATGAATTACCTGTTGAGGGTGTCCGTTATTATGGTGGCGTAGATACTGCAAGTGGTAGCGGTGGCGACTATTCTACTATTTCAATTTTAAATGCAGATGGTGAACAGGTGTTAAGTTTTTACGACAATAAAATTCCTGTTTATGAATTTGCAAAGTTACTTGATACTATTGGCAAGTTTTATAACTATGCCTTTTTAACAGTAGAAAGAAACTCTTTTGGTACGCCAATCTTAGAACGTTTACGAAAAGAATATGAGTATATGAATTTGTACAAACATAAAATTTTCAATCAGCAATTAGGCAAAAAACAATTACAGTTAGGATATCAAACTACTCAAGTAACAAAAAATATTATGATTACAGATTTAAAAGAGCAATTTGAATTAGAAATGATTCTTATAAACTGTCAAGAAACGTTAGACCAAATGCAAATTTTTGTTGAAACAGATGGAAAAACAGGAAATAAAAAAGGTAATGATAAACATGATGATTGTGTAATTGCTATAGCATTAGCAATTCAAGGTATTAAGCAAAATAAATGGTATATTTAAGAAGGTTTTTGTCTCTTTTTATCGAATTATATCGGTTGAAGGGAGATGGTTTAGATGAGTTGGACAAATACATTTATTGAATCCTTGAAAGAATGGGATGAGCATTGTAATCCAAAGGATGCAACATTAAAGGATGTTTTGTTTTTTCTTAGTTATAATATAGGTGAAAAATTATTACAAGAAGATTTAACAGTAGAAAGTTTAAAGAAACGAATTATTTATCTGGTTAATGAGGAATCTTTTGAAGAGAAATTTTTAATAGATTCTTTAATTCATGAAACCACAGCCATATTCAAGAAGAGAATTAATGAACTTGGTGAAGGTATAATTCGAAACGAGAGAGGTAAGGAAACATTTGAAAAAAATGGACAGGATGCAAGTAATTTTGAAAGACAGTTATCTAAAATGAAGAATATGCAATATATATATATGGTAGAGAATCAACTAGATGTTTGGAATACTATTGTAAATCAAAAGTTTTCTCTTTCTAATAGAAGACAGTTAGAGATGGAAGATTTTCAACGGAATTATGAAGAGTTAAAGCGTCAAAAGGGATTTTCAGAAGGAATACCTGATGAGTATAAGGATGTACCTTTTAGTGATTTGTATAAAAAATGAAGAACGAGTAAAGCACCCTTTAGGGTGTTTTTTATTTTGGAAAGGAAAAAGAAATGAATTTACAAGAATATATTAAAACCGTACATAACGGTAACCAATTCTGGTTTGTTGATGAAGTATCTCATTTTGAAAATCAGAAAAGAATTTTAGACACAATTGAGAAGAAAAAATATTTGGATGGTAAACATGCTATCTCAAATAGGGTTGTAGAAAGTTATAATAATAAACCATATCAACAACGACAAGTTTTATTACAGTATGCAAAGTTAATTGTGAACCTTGAAACTACTTACCTATTAAAAAAACCGATAACTTTTACTGGTGAGGAAAAAATTGTTGGGGATATGCAGAGAGTGTATAAGAAAGGTAATTATGACAAGATTGACTTCGACCTGCTAAATAACTTAGTTAAGTATGGTAACGCATATGAGTATGTGTATATCAAAGATGATGGAAATGTGAGCAGTAAGGTCGTTCCGACAGAATGCGGATATCCTATCTATAATGATGAGAACGACATGATTGCATTTGTTGAGTATTATACATCATTAGAGAGTGACTTCTATGTTGTCTATACACCAGAGGAAGTAGTGAAGTATTCAACAATTGGAGGTACGGATTTACGTGTTGTGGGTTCTTATAAGAATGTTAGTGGTTTACCAATTCACTATAAAACAGATAATGAATTGAGCACGACATTTGGAAAGAGCGACTTAGATGACTTTATTAATATCATTGATGCTATGGAGGATTTACTATCTAAGTTTAGTGATTCATTCTATAAACATCATAATCCAATCCCAGTAGTTATTGGGCAACAACTAAAAGGAGAGGGGCTGAATCCTCATATCGTTGGTGGTGGAATTACTTTAGATGATGGTGCTGACTTTAAGATGGTAAGTAATGGTGTCAATCATAAGGCATTTGAGGTAATCTTCAATACACTTATGCAACAACTGATTAACATTGCAAGTGTTCCTGCTGTAGCATTGAATGCTTCTGATGTAAGTAACTTATCGGAGATGAGTATGAGAATGCTGTATCAACTTGCTGACATGAAGGGTGGACTCAACGAGCGTTACCTAAGAGAGGGACTAGAGCAACGCAACAGCAAGGTAGTGGGGCTGTTAGGTAAGCAAGGCAAGGCATACAGTGAAGATGCTATTGACTCGCTAGATATGGTATTCCATTATGCAAGACCAGTCAATGAGACAGAGGTCATTGATAACTTAGTTAAGATGTATGGTGTTGGTGCAATCAGTATGGAATCATTGGTTGCAATCAATCCATATGTTAGCAACGAACACCTAGAGTTGAAGCGTATACTTGAACGTGAGAAACGAGTTAGTGAGCAGAAGCAAGTCAATGGGCAAGTGCAAGCAAAGCCAAAGGATGTAAAAGAAGACGTTGCAACTAAGAAAGAGGATGTAGTCGAGGGATAAGCGTGACATATGTGAGTGTTGTGATTGTGTGTGGGGAGTTAGTGAGAATATTGGTATATCAATGTTTAGTGATGTAAAGGTATTACTTTCATGCGACACACTGTTAAGTAATACATATGTACGAGGGCATGCCGAGCCAGAAAACAAACGAACAAAATTGAGAGAGGCATACAGAGAACGAATGTTCTAATCAATCGATTTTGTTCGTTTTTGGGTTGGCGAATAAGTGCGTTTGGAAGGAAATGAACGTAAAACAAAAAACGAATGTTCTGACTGAATTGTCAATAAACGTTCGTGTGATAGGACTTCCTATAACCTTAATTATGTAAACTACCCTATAATTAAGGTTATGGGGATACTTCTTTATTCGTGTATTGTTCATTTTTTGTGTTTCCAAAGGTGAGAAGTCGAACAAAGCGTTTACCCCATGTTCACAAAATGCTCCTATAGCCAACCTCTCAACACACACCCTAAAAAATTTTCAGAAAGGAGAATCCATGATGTTTGATTCTATCCTAAATTTACCTAGTCAATCTCTATTATATCTTGAAAACAAAATCAAATCAATGTACCTAACATTAAATCCAATCAAACAACGTCCACTAATGACAACAGAACAATATGAAGTAATCTATCCATATGTTGCAAACATGTTGTATCAAGAGTTGTCCTTTACTCCATATGATACAACTCTTGTTCATTTTGAAGATGATGAGAACATGGGATATGAAGTGAATGGAATCAAACTGAATGGATTTTACATTACGGAACACCACAACGCTAAAACGCATATATTCGTATTTACATACGAAGGAATCTGGCTCTATAACAATGAGCCATTGGATACACCAACTTACATTCAAGAGTACATTAACAGATTAGTTTGCAACTCTCATGAATGTTTAATATATAACAAATCAATTACAAAGGAGAATATAGATATGGATAATATCGAAAGATTACAAATGGAAATCGGTGGTATCGAATTGCCGTATGAAGAATTAATTGTGTATTTAGAGGAAGAAGGAGTTGACGGTGACGTAACTTACAATGCATCGTCAAAAGCCAACAAGAAAGCAATTTATGCGACTGCACTAGCAATCTTAAATTCAATTGCAAACCAACCACACTTAATCAAAAACTATAGACAAGATGATATGACAATTGACAGTTTTGCTAAGTATTTGCAAGCACGAATTGACCAATTAGAAAAGAAGATTCGTCAAATGCCAAATGAAGATTCTGCACCTAGCAACTTCTTCAATTTATTTCAATAAGAAAGGAGGATAAAAAATGGATAAATTTAATATTTTTAAACTGCAATATAATGCATTCAATGACATGATGTCATTAGCGGGTCAAGAAGTGTTTATAAATGGCGCTAAGAAGTATGGAATCATTACAAATACTGATACTCGAGAATTTAATGATAAATATCTTTCAACTAATTTCGCAATGATGCGTGGAGATTACATCTATTATAACGACATGTATTGGATGATTTGGAATCAAGTAACTGTACCACGTTCGGAAAATTATAAAGGGATTATGAGACAGTGTGAGCACAATATCATATTTAATTTAAAGTATGCGGATGAAACAAGTAAATATCTTTTGAAATGTCCTGCGGTTATTCAGCGCACAAGTGATTACACACAGCATTATCAAAGCATAGTATCAATGGTTACAATTGATTCAGAGATTCATGTGTTTGTAAGGGATACTTCTTTGACCAGAAAAATTATGAAACTTGTTGGTAAAAGCGATGGACAAATAATTATAGGAAACAAAAATTATAGTATTATCGGTGTATCTGTTGAAAAGAAGGGATATTTAAATATTACCTGTCGTTTGGACAATACAACTTCTTTTTCTGATTATGTTAATGAAATTTATTGGAGAGAAACTAGACCTACTGATTGGGAAAGTCAAATTGATGATTCTTTATACTACCGTGAAGGTGTAACGCCTACATTACCTAGTGCTCCTAATGGATTACAAACCAATGTTGGTGAAATTAAGGGTTTTGATATTAAAAATCAAACACCTACATCTCTTGGAGAGATTAGTTTCTCTTGGACACACGATGATAATAAAGTTAAGTATCGTGAATGGGAGGGATATAAGGTTGTGTTTTTAAAAGATAATGTGGAGATTTCAACTACTACAACTATATCTGATTCTATTAATTATACAAACTTGCAAGCAGGCGAGTATTTTATTAAGGTTTCTATTCTATTTAATACATATGTAGAAGAAGAAGGAAGTTTAGCACAGACATCTAATAAATTTCAAATTAAAGATGAAACTGTTAAACCTTTACCACCTAACAACTATGAAACTAATGTATCACCAATGGACATTAAAGCAGTAGGAGAAGTAGCCGAAGATGGAGATGGGATAGTTACTTATACATGGGGTAAAGATGTTAATGCTGAAAACTATTCTGGTTTCGTTGGTTATACACTTTATCTATATCGTAATGGTACATATTCTTACTCATTAAACTTTGATAAAGATGTAATGTCTTATAAATGGACTAACAGAGGTGAAGGTACTTATTCTGGTAGAATCCGTGTACGTTTTATAAATGGTGAAATAGAGACATTAGGTTCAGAAAAGTTTTTTGGAAATGCAACAGTTCAAAATAATTTTGACAGCGGTGACCCTTGGTAATAGAAATATTGGGTGTATCTCATGATATGCCTTTATTTTTCTTTATATAGCGTTCTAGTTGTTTTTGGTGTTTGGGTATTGGGTTGGTTCTTAAAATCTTGTACAAGTGAATTTGAGAGGTCGTTTTTTGGGGCAGGAATCTTTTCAATTTTCGTTTTCATGATTTGGTTTAATATATATAAAGTCTGCAAATTACGCTAACATGTACATCCTTTATAACAAAGGTTTTTATCCTGTCCCAAAAGTATCTAATTATTAATTTTGACACCCTCTTGGACACTTTGTAGTGTTAAAATGATTGCTTAAACTGCAATGGGGTATCATTTTTTGTCCTGTTTTGGTCAAAAAGCGAAATTGGTTCATCAGAAAATGTCCATTTTAGGACGAAAAGTGATAAGACCTATATCAAAAAATGAACAAAAATGGACAAAAAGCGATAGGTATAGAAAATAGATAGTAAAAAGAATAGATAGTATAAAAGGAAGGTCGCTAGCGCTTCCCTATCTTTCTTTCGCTAACGCTCTCCCGTTCGCCTTCGGCTCATTACCTCACTTCGTTCGGTGGGGCTTCGCCCGTTCTTTTACATAATAAAAAGAATGTTTAAACTGAATTTTAAAGAAATATGAAATAGGGTTGTATATTTGTCTCATGATTATTTGGAATAAGTTTAAAATTTCTTTAATAGTACGTAATAGGAAGTTTATATGTATGGAAAAATATGATATTTTTATTAATAAAGTGCAAAATTTATTAGAGGGAAGTGGGCATACCGATGGGGAAATTGGAACCATTTACAGGGGTGACGGTAACAGGACAGATACTAAAAGAAGGGTATACATTAAATTGGCGTAATCAAGAATTGATTATTGGACAAAAAGTGAAAAGTGAACTGATAAATATTGAGACCAGAAAATGGAAGCAGAATATTTCAATGGTTGAAATTTTGAGTGAAGATAGTGCGAAAAATGTACAAAGTGCTGTAGTTCGAGGGGTTATTGGCAACATTGCCTTAGGTGGTGCAGGAGCATTAGCAGGGGCTTTGTCTGCAAAAAATGATTCCACATTTAATGTAATAATTAGATATCATAATGGGTATGTCGATTTAATAGAATGTGATATTAAATTGTATACAAAACTTTTGCAACAAGTAGAAGAAAATAAACGTTCTGGAAACAGTGAATTTATTAATATGGAATATGATGCAGAACAGTATAAAAGAAGGAAAGAACAATTTGATAAAGGGCAAACTATGGATATTGTTGGTTGTGGTGTGATTTTAATTATTTTTATTGTTATAGTTTTTGCTTTTATTGGTATTTTGGCAGATTAATAAACAATGAATTATATAATTTTAATATAAATAAACATTTATTAAGAGGTGAGTATATGAAAAAAGGAAAAGTTATATCTATTTTTATGATGCTTTCGATTTTTTTATTGCTTATGGGATGTGAAAATAAAAAAGAAGAAACGTTGGCAGATAAAGCATTTGAAGAAAATTCGAAAACAGAGGATAGGGCAAAAGAGCAAGAGGATGCTCAAACAGAAGAAATGAAAAAAGAAGGACGACAAGCGGTTTTAAAAATAATGCCCTATGAGGTTAATAGTTTAATTTCAAATATAGACGATGTGGCGGAACAACTAGATAATAAAGCCACAACGGACAAAGAATTAAAGGAGAATTTAAAATCAGTAGAGATGTACGCAAAAGATGTTGAAAGAAGTTTGGGCTTATTACCAGAAGAATATGAGAGTGTTGAAACAAATCTTGAAAATCTATCTAAGAACTCAAAAACATTTATAACAGAATCAGTGAAATTCCATCAAGGGAAAGACAATACAGAGAAGGTTAAAAAATTACTTTCAGAGATGTTAGAGGATTTCGTTGCAATAAAAAAGGTGCTTCCTTTAGACGATGAAGATAATGGTTTTTATTCGGTATCTAGGATGGAAGAGTTTATCCAAAAGTAATAAATGATTTGTCGATGATAAAAGAGCAGTTTTTATAATTCTTGTTAAGTACACAGTAAGAGTTGGGGGATAAAAATGGCTAAAAAATTAACCGTAGATGAAGTAGAAAAAATGAGTTTAAAAGTTATTGAAAATGCAAGTGAATTAATAGAGGATGCAAAGTTATTATTAGAAAATAAAAGATATGCACGTGCTTATACTCTTTCTCATTTAATGTGTGAAGAATTATCTAAAATTCCGATGTTTGGCAGGGCATTGACTGAAAGTGCAATGGACAAAAATTATAATTGGAAGGATTTGCATAAACGTTTGGTGAATCATAACCCTAAAATTAGATTGTTTATGATGATGCCCACTGTAAATGTGAAAGGGTTAGAAAAGATTGTTGGTATACCTGAGAGTCAAGGTGTTAAAGCGTTTGAGAAAACATTAAACAATTTAAAAAATAATAGTCTATATAGCGGGTTTCAAGGTAATGATTTCAAGAAGCCATCCGAAGTTATTACTAAAGAAATTGCAGAAACTATGTTTGAAATTGCTAGCGAGTATTTTATGTTTATGAAAGTTACACAAGGAAAGTTGAGGGGGACTACACATAAGTCAGTTGGAGAAGATTTTATTGCTTATTTTTCTGGATTAAAAGAAATGGTTGAACAAAATCCTGAAACGCTTGAATTTCTGACTTTACTAATAGAGAAAAATTATGAATGCCTAAAAGAAAGTCAAAAAAAGAAAGAGAGTTAA